CTCCATGAGACTGGTCTGATACTATGATACTAACATGGTCTATGATAATATATTTACAATCTAATCCTTTAGCTAAATATCTTACTCTTGAAATTATATTATCAATAGTGTTAGAACCAAAATGGTCAAACAAAAATACTCTACCACTACCTGTGGTTGCATCAAAATGTTTTTGCCATTCTTCTTTAGAAATATGAACATCAGGTAAATGTAATCTTTGATTCGCCTCAATACTCATTATCCCTTTAGATGTTACTACAGGATTTTCTTCCAACATTAATAAACCAAGATTATCTTTTGTTTGTTTTAATAGATGATGGACTACCTCTCTAATTACTTGAGTCTTACCCAACCCACTACCTGAAGTAAAGGTAACTAATTCAGAAGCTCGTAAACCATAAGTCATTTTATTTAATCCTTCAAATGGATACTGAACAAATGATTGTACACTAGGTTTAATGATGTCATCAAATAAAGTATTGGCATTAATAATACCATCAGGAGCAAATCGTTTTGCATTCCAAAATGCTTGAGTATAAATCTGTATTTTATTTTTAACTAAACAATCTGAAGCATCTTTAAATTCTTGAGGGAGATGCATAATTTTACATTTCCCAGGTGAAAATAATTCAGCTACTTTTAATGCACCCTCTTTACCTTGTTCATCATTATCAAAATTAATAAGAATATTTTGAAATTGTTCTAGCCATTCGAGACTATTCTTAATATCTTTAACTGCAGAAGCTACACCATGTTTAATACTTACTACTGGAGTTTCATACTTACCTGTATAAAACATTTGATAAGCTGATAAACAATCTATCTCACCTTCAGTAATTATAATAAATTTATTTTTAGAGAATAGATGTTCTCCAAATAATCCTGCTTGGTGAGTATTACCCTGCACACTAAATTCTTTTGACTTTGTATATCTAGTTTTTGTTGCAATCTTTGAACCTTGTTTATCATGGTAAGGATAATAATGATTAGTTATACTACCCATATTATCTGTCTTAACAGATACACCATATTTTTTACAAGTATTTTCTGAAATATTTCTGTCTACTATTTCTGTAAAGTCTGATTTGCTCACATATAAATCTTTATATTCTTGTTTGCCATTTGTTATTGGTTGTGTTTCCATATCATATTCCTTTATATATTGCTGACATGAAAAACAATAAGCCGAACTATCTGCATTAACAGAAACCGCATCACTACTTTTACATAGTGGACATGGTAGATGATACTTTACAAATCCTTTTTTATTTATTTCCATTGTCGCCCTCATAATTAATTTCTAAAAAAAAGGAGAGCCAACCTGTTGTCAAGCTGACCCTCCTGTAGGAGTAGAAAATGAGTCATGTATTATGACTGTTAATGTTGTATCAAAAATCTTCTTTAATGTCAACACCATTAGAAGATTTATTTTCTATATTAAAATCTTCATCAGGAGTGTATTCCACTAAATCCAGTACCTGTACAGCTTGTAAATCTAAACCTTTGCCCTTCTTACCTTTAAAATTCCAGTCATAAGATTTATACATTACTTTTACTTTACTGCCATTACCGACTATTTTATCAAGAGGTTTCTTTTCAGCATCCACTAATTGTGGTTGTTGGTTCTTATCTCCATTTGCTTTAGAAACCTTTCTTTTAAATCTAAGAATATTACTTACTACTTTGTCATCAGATTTTGTTTCTCCAACTGCAAAGCCATTAGTTTTAAAAGTACCTGCAGTTGCATCATCAACTGCTAAATCAATTCTCCACATAGGTTCAAACTTTTCGTTTGGTCTCTTTAGAGAAGCCCAGTATGCTGTGCCTTCAATTATTGCCATATGTTTTTTCCTTTTCTATTTATATTTTTATATTGCATATCATCTTCTATCAGTTTTAATCCTCGTTGTCAACACTTAGCTCATCTTTTTTTTCTAATACCTCATCTATTTTTTCATTAATTATCCTCTTAAAAGTGGCTTTTTTACTAGCTTTTTCCTCTAGCTCATGGATTTTTTTACCCATAGAGTGTACATCTAAATTAGATTGTTCTAATTTAATTAAGATTTGTTTAATCTTAGAATCTTTTTGAGAAACTAATTTAATAGCATCATCTTTTTCTTGAGTTAAATCTGCAAGTTGATGTTTTAATTCTGTAACTAATTCTTTATCACTCATATATTATTGACAACTCTCGCATTCATTATTACTATCTACAACTACATCCTTCTTACACATACAAGCAGTACAAGGACATACTCCAAGCATATCTGAATGCTCCATTAAAGAACAATGACACCCACAGTTACAACTTAAACATCTATTAATCTCACCCATAATAACTCCTACTAATTAATTTTTTCTTCTTTTCTTTTTTTTATTTTTTATTCTTTGTCTTGTAATTTTTCTTTTCTTTACTTCAACTGGTCGTCTTGAACAATGAATAACTAAATATAATAAACTCATTGATAGAAGAACAATAGATACAGCTAGGAAAAACGATAGATAACAAAGCTGAAATGCATCTATTGTTATCACAAGTCTTTCATGTTTAGTACTAGCTAATATAATACTTTCATCAGGTTTGATTTCTACTGAAGATGCTACCTTAATATGGTCATCCTTCCGTTCAGAAAAGTCATGTGCTAGTACCTCAATAACTAAATCTTTAACCTCTTTAGCTTTAATTACATACTCATATGCATGAGTTTTAATATCTTTATTAGTTGTTAGATAAGTTGTTAAATCTACACCACTATATGCTTTTGCATAAACATTATTACTTAGTGCTAGACTTGAACCACTAGATAACAATGCAAACTCACTACATCCAGTTAATAATAATAATCCAACTATTAATCCTAAACATTTTTTAATCATAATAATCTATTCCTATGTAATTGACCTACCCATACGTGTTCTTGTTGTTTATCTTTATCTAATTTTTCAAAACAATCTTGACATATCTTTAAATTTCTATCATGGATATACCTTCGCATAGTACCACCACTTTCTTTTCTATCACAAGTTCTACAAATATCTCCAAAATTTGTACCACCATCCATCATGCCCATAATTATACTCCATTAATTATAATATAAACTAACACACTAAATACTACTGAAATACTAACCACTCCTGCACCTGTATATATTCTATTCATTGTCTCTCCTTTATAGTTCATAACATTTCTCTGTAAATAATTCTTTAATAGGTATGACTACACATTTAGATGCTCTGTAATCTCCTATCTGTTTTGTATGTGTCTTCTTATATTTGTTTACTATTTTTTTTAATCTTGATACTCTAAAGACTAACATACAATGTTCTTTACCATTAAGTTCTAGTATTTGAAACCACCATTTAGCTTCTGTCTTCTCTATGCCACTTGGTTTACCTCTATACTCATACTCAACAGCAATATTCCCTGTCTTTCTCCACCAACTTCGTTCAGTTTTAACTTCTACCTTACCTCCCTTTAACAGGTCGGCTACTCTCTTCTCTCGTATCTGTCCATACTTTAAATCAATATCAAACTTTGCTGTTTTATTTAAATCAACCATACATTAATGGAAACTACACAAGTATTGTGTGAGAAACTTATTTAAATTTTTATGTTCAAACAGTTTTTTTGTTTTAGCTTTTATTATTTTATTAAAGGTTTTAACTATGAACGAGGGTTCAAAGTTTGAGTGTTCGCATACCTCACAGAAGTGGGCATCATTTGTATTAAACCAAGACTTTGCATCTTGTACTATTTTTATTCTATGTTTACCCCATGCATGAATATCTATATCAAGGGCATCCATAATGGCTCTTACAATAACACTACGCCATAAAAGAATATGAGGGGTTATTGCCCTGCCTTCACCACTACCTCCAAAGAGGGATGGTGCATTTCTATTTTGTATCATACTTCATTTCGTTGTCTAAGTATTTAGCAAGTAGTTTAAGTTTCTTACTCTTTACAATCCTTGAGTGAAACTCTCTTTGTTTCAATATTCTCGCCATTGGATTTCTTGACTTTATTATTGTAGGTTTTTTCATCAATTTCCTCAACAGTATTTCTTTGAAACTTTACTTCTTTGCCAACGATATTAGAATAAGGACTCCAATTTAAATTTTCTTTAGCTTGGTGTAGTAATGTTCCTGAATTGTAATAGTCTTCAATACACATATCTACATTCACCCAAGATTTTTTCATAAAGAATTTATTCGCCATAGTCCTATCCAACAAAATGTTTTTTAATATAATTAGAAATTATACCCATATATTTATGGGCAACTCTTCCTATTATACTCCTCAAATACTGGTATAGGTACACCTGAAATAAATAAAAATTCCTCAACAATATCAATAACTTAGCACTCCTTTCAACCATAAGTTGTGTTTAATTAATACAGTACTTTCCTTTGATAACAAAGGGCTTCGTTTTGTAGGTTCGGTCTATCTCAAGTACCCTTAAAGATA